GAAGGTGGTACCATCGTGTGTGAAGATGCCGAAGTCGGTATCGCCAAGGTCACTGATCTTGAGCCCAGCACCGTCTCGTATCCAGAAGTTACCCGTGAGAGCAATTAAGTTGAAGTCGAGTGTGTTGCCGAAAGAGGCGTTGAATGACGTGCCATCGTGTGTGAAGTTAGCTGTGTCAGCTGCCGTACCGTCTTCGATTGTGAGACCCAGAAGGTTGTCTAAGCTAAAGCTAGCCGCATCTACATCTGCCGTCCATGGAGTTTGTGACCCACCACCACTCGCGTGAGTGTGACCAATAAGTGCATATCGTCTTTGTGCCATGGGTTATTCCGTTAGAAGAAAAGGGGGGCTTACACCCCCCAAATCATTAGGCTGCTGGAACCATCAAGACAACACCAGCTTCTGGACGCGGCGTACCGAGACCATAGATAGTGTCAACTGTCATGAGGTCGGCCAAGAACTCCTGCTTGTACTGCGACTGCGCACGTGGTGCGAGTTGCTCTGCCAGTACCATAGCTTCCTTCTGAAGGAGCAAGCATGGACGGTAGGACGTACAATCCGAAGAATCAACCGTCGGGACATTCGTAGAGACATATACCGGGATACCGTAGATATCACCAATCAGACCGTTGCGGATCGTGTTACTTGCACCGACCTCACCAACAAATGCCTGCTCAGTGAATCGAGCAATACCCATCAGGCGACGTTTCTCAACAGGCGGAACGATCAGCGCGCGTTGGCGAGCCGGGACGTTAGCGTCATCGAGAGACTGAATGGCACGTCGAATACCAGCATCGGTCAATGCAGAACCGTTACCAGAACCCGTCTGTATCCAAGTCGTTGTGCCATCACCACCGATAACAGCTTTGCTGTAAGCAGAACCTGCAGTCGTGTCTCCAGCGGAGAGAACAGCAGCCTCGGCGTGCAGAGCACTATCGAGTGAGAGGGCGTGTGCGTAACCAGCGTCATCTGTGTAGAATGCGCGCATGGAATCCAAAGCCTGAATCTTGGCGATATCTTCAATCAGTCGAGAGTACTCGAAGTGTTGATCAATCGTCAAGCTCCACGTACCAGCTGTCTCGACGTTAATCGTGACACCAGTACCGGCGGTCTTAGCTGTAACAGCACCGCGAGTTGGCTTAGGAATGTTGACCGTATCACCTTTCTGACCAGCGAACGGCATGGAGCCGATCAGCGGGGTCATAACAGTGTTGGCCTTGTAAACCGCGACCACTTCGTCAGACCACAGCTCTTTGATAAAAGCAGCAGCAGTCGTAACTGTAGTGGGGTTTGTCGCGGTATCTGGAGCGTATAATGTAGACATTATAAAATACCTCTTGCGTGGTGGTTAAAAGAACATTATGTTTTAGTCACGGACATTCTTGTTACTTAGTGCCATACGGTAGTTCGCTGCATGAACCTTGATCCAATCCTCTGCATCCATGTCACCTTGTTTAGCACGTTTGAGCTTGTTGATCTACTCGGAACGGCTATAGGTGGCTGGCTCTTGAGGTGCTAACTCTCCACTAGATGAGACAAGCTCGGCTTGTGCTATCTGTTGAGCGTTGTTAACTTGAGTCAAACCTTTCTCAGCTTTGTACAGACTGAATAACGCATCCGCAGCACTGAAGTCGTATTGATCCCCTCGTTGGAACAAGTCCACACGGGTGGGGTTCTCAGCAACCCAGTTCTGGAACTCTGGAGACGGCACTACTTCATTGTAGTCGGGATGTCTGTCGGCGAATGAGTCCAGCTCTTGCTGGCGTCGATCATTCTCCAGTTGCAGTTTCATTCCCTGTGCCTCCTGAATTGCAGGATGTGATGCCACGGCTTTCGCCAGTGCAGCATCGGGGTCCTCGTAGAAATCATCCAGCGAGAACTTCGCAGGTGGCTCCTCTGGGACGTTGCTAGGTGCAGATGTGGGGTGTGTGATAAACTCGTCAATCGTCTTTCGGTACTCTCCCAGAGTCTGCGCTTGTCGCGAGTTCATCTGTTCGAGGTTCCGGTAGCGATCTTCCCAGTCAACTGCCGGTGTGGAGGGATCAACCCTCGCCGCCTGTTGCTGTTGAGCATCGCCGATCTCGTTATCTAACCCGTCTACAGGATTACCTAAGTAATCTTCATATCTAGCCATATCTATGACTCCTCATATATGTCCTGCTCCCACATAAGGGGTGTACAGTACGTTAGTTGCATCCCGCCCGAGGAAGGGTGTGGGGATGGGTTTTTAGCTGATCTTGGCATCCTGATACAGACCGCGCTCATGGGCCTTATTGGCTTCCGCTTGCGCTTTAGTACTAGAATGGTCTTGACCTGCATTTCTATGTCTCTTCTCTAAGCGGTCCCCGGAAGTATGGAAGGCACCGGGAAACCCGTTGTCTGCCATAGCCTCGACCATGAGGCCCGGCGCTGTGAGAATGACATGTTTAGAAGCTGACCCACAGGTGGGGCAATCGCCCTCTGCTCGGTCTGCTATACGATTCATCTGCTCGAAGTAACCGTGCTCTTCGCACTTGTAATCATAGAACGGCATCTTGAGACTCCATTAGCGCCTTGGTGTGCTCTCGCACGTTATAGACGAACCGGAGTGCTTCCCGGTAGCCCATCTGGAAGTTAACTTCATCCCAGTTCTTGGCCTCTAATTGGTTCTGCGTTGATGCTGCGTTCTCTGCTTCGAGTACAGTAACGAGTGCTTTCCACTCTTGACTCCCCGTGAGACCAAGGATGGCCTCGTCTAGCTCTTGGTATTGACTCATTGTAATCCCCTATTTAGCTGGTTTCTTGTTGGCTGCCTTACTCTTCTGCTTGTCGTCCATGTGATTCTTCTCTCGTTGAATCTTAAGGCTATCCTTCTGGACGTCGATCTTGAGCTTGCCTAGGGCGGTGTTGGCAGCTTGGATATCTACCTTCTCGTCTTCTAGCTCAGTCATCTTGATCTGGTGTGCAGTCTCTGCTTTGATGAGCTTGATCTCTTCAATGGTCTTAGCATTCTCATACTGTTGTTCCTTGAGAGCCTCCCGCTGAAGTTCCATCTGTATCTGCTTCTGCTCTTGCTCCATCTTCTGTTGCTCAGGATCAGGCTTACTCATCTCATCGAGTTGCTTGAGTATCTCGTCACGCTTAGGTGAGCTAGACAACTCAATGATGGCCCGGAGGATGAGAGCGTGTGATGGTTGGTCAGGACTGATGTTACTCAGGAGACCCACCAGCTGGCTCTGCTCGAACTCACGTGCAACTACGCCCATCGTACCTGCGATCTGGAATGTAACGTCAGACGGGTAGCGAGACGGCGAGAACTGCATGTAGCGATGCATAGCCTTGCGGATGAACGGGTTGAGGAACTGACGCTCAATGTTCCACATGGTGCGGCGCATACGCTTGAGGGCAGACGACTGGATCATAGAGATACCAGAGGCTGTCTCGTTGCGGCGATCACTATTGAGTGGTGCATTAGACTCGATAGACCCCGTACCCACCTGAACCATGCGCTCCATCTCTGAAGACTGGTTGAAGGTGTTAGGATCAATGTTGCCAAGAATGACAGGCTCGAGGACCTCACTAGGACGCCCCCGAGTCAGCCACACCTTTCCGGGACGCACACGCATGTCGGGGTTGCGGGGGAGCCGTGTGATATCGGCACCCATCATAGGACTCGTTAAGAGCCCAAGAGCGTCCATCCTTGCACGAAGTTCTGCATCGAGGGCTCTCTGCGCGTTCCAGCCCTTCTCTGCTACTCCACGGCCCCAGAACTTACCGGGAACCACAGAGTGTTGGTATGCGATGATCGGGCGATCCTTAGTAGCGAATGGGTTAACCACTGCTCTCAGGACCTCTAATTCATTACCGATGGTTACGATCACTTCAACGTGGCCGTTACCTTGGATGTCGTCAGGCTTGACGTCAACTACGCCCTTGAGCATAGAAGCGGGGATGAGGCCATAGTACTCTGTAACGAATACTGAGCCATCATGCTCTTCCGTCTTGCGCTGTCCGTCTGGGGTCTCTTGTCCCGCAGGGTTAGCCGTAGTCGTAGAGTTATTGCCTATCAGAGGCACCTTACGGTACGTACCACTCTTCTGGCGGCTCCAGATGACGTTACGCGGCACATGTGTCTCATGCGCAACAAAGTACGCTGATTGGATATCACGCGCCTGAGAGTCAATCACGAACTCCCACGGTGGGATAGCTTCCAAGGTGACGAGTGGGCGGTAGTCTTTCTTGACTTTGCCATTGTTGAAGGTGCGAATCTCTTTGCGCGTAATGTTGATCTTGCCGATGCCGGTGCCGTAGAGACAGCCGTTCAGTACAGTCTTAGCGATAGCCTCGGGAACACCTGCTAGGTTGAGGTCTTCGTTGAGGAGGCCGTGCGCCTTGGAGACGTCATCACGGTCAGTGTCTAGGAGATCATCGGTCACATCGAACCAGTTCTCACGAGAGAATATAGCATCCTCAATCGTAGCAGC